CTGCAAGTTCTGCAAGTTCTGCAAGGTCTGCATGGTCTGCATGGTCTGCAAGTTCTGCAAGTTCTGCAAGGTCTGCAAGGTCTGCATCATGGTCTGCATGGTCTGCAAGGTTTGCAAGTTCTTCGCTTGATTACGATTTTGATTGGTATATTTTTGTTTTTCAATACAAAGAAGACCAAACAGATAATCCAATAAATGAAAACGATATAAAATATCTTGAATACTGTGAACTACTTATGCAAGCAAAAGAAGCTGGACTAGGATATAGAGTTGAATGGGAAGATACCTTATATTTAGTACCTACACCAATAGTTAGATTAAATGAAGAAACTCCACCACAATTTCATTCTGACCAATTACCAGCAATAGAATGGAAAAATGGAGAGAAAGTATACTACTTAGATGGTGTTCATTTACCAAAAGATTTATGGCAAAAAATTGTTTCAAAAGAAATGTCTCTATCTGAAATAATGAAAATAGAAATTTCTGACCGAAGAACAGTTGCACTTAAATATAATCCACAAGCAATTATTAAAGAAAATGCAAAACTAATACATAAAGATGATAGAAATAATGAACTTTACTTAGTTGAAGGAAGTGAGATAAACACACTAACAGACTTTCCAAAGATGTATTTTCTTAAAATGTTGTGTCCAACTGGTAGAGTATTTATAGAAGGTGTACCACCAGAAATTGCAGAAGAAAAACTAAACGCAACTGATTGCCAAGCATATCTGTGTGGTCTTACAAAGAGTGAATATATGTCTATGACATTAGAAAGTTAAGAGAAAAATAAAAATGAACACATTAAAACAATTGCAAGAGACATTTAAAATGCTTTGTAAAGAGAATTGTAGGTGTGATGAATCCTATACTTCAAGAAAATTAACAATGGGAAATCAAAAGTAAAACAACAATTATTAGAGTTAATGAGTTAAAACTATGTTTACAAAAACAATTATAAAAGAAGTAAAAGTAATAGATGAATCTAAAGTTAAAGAATTAGAATCAAGAATCAAAGAATTAGAACAAGAGAAAGTACAAATAAGAAAAGATAGTGAAAGTGAAAAACGTATTAAAGAAAATGAAATTCATATTTATGTACAAAAAGCAGTAGAAGATAAAAATAATGAAAATAATATTCTAAAATCTGAAAACGCAACCCTTAAGAAAGAAGTTGAAATACTTGAAAAAGCATTTGAAAACATGGGATTTGATGTTAAAGATATGAAAGATATTTTAAATAAACTTGTTGATGGTATTGTTTCAGGGAATAAGGTAAATATAATTAAATAAAATGTCTTATGGATTTAATGGTTCTATAATTAGAATAGCAAAACCTTGTGTTCCTTTTGTAGCTAACTCTATGGATATGCCACCGACACATATTGAATATGATGAATATTACTATAACATAAATACTATGTGCTATACAAAGATTGAAAATCCCCATGAGATAGAAAAATTAAAAAAAGAATTAGCACAACAAAAAAAAGAAAAACAAGATAAGTTAAAAAATATTATTGGGTATTATTATAAAAGATGAATTAATAAGTTAAATATATGGAAGAAGAACAAATTATAAAAAAGAAAAAGATATTTTACTTGTGTGGTGAGTGTAACAAAGACCTCACTACTCACAACTCAGGAAGTGATATTTTCGCTGGTTTATTCAGTCCACCTACACTGTATTGCGAAAATAAGGATTGTAAACACTTTGGATTATTAAAGGTAGTAGGTATTAAGCAAGAAAGAGAAGTATGAATATAAAAACAAATTTACATTAGAATTTTAAAAATGTTATAATATATATATGAAAATCACAATACTATTTATCCTTGCGATAATATTAACAGCGACACACTTTTATAATAAAGGTCTAAAAAAATGCTTAGAAAAAAAAGAAGTTTGTCCGTGTAAAAACAAAAACTTATTCCTGATCTAGCACATGATGATACTTCTCTTATTGAACAAAACATACCAAACCAAGACTTAGTCTTACAACGTATCAAGCAAATCAATAAAAACCTTGTAGAAGCAGGACAACCTATAAAGTCAAAGTCAGGTAAAACAGTTAAAGTTTTACGAGATAAAAAAGGTCATTTTGCTAAAAAACCAAAAATTGCACTTTAATTTTAAAAATGTTATAATAAATATTATTAATTAATTATTAACGTAACGAAACAAATAATTATGAACTACACAGAAGAACAAATCAAAGATATTCAATCTCGTATTGACACTGCTGCTAAAAAAATAGCAGAAATCTTAAAAGAATCAGAACTTGTAATATCAGGAAAGATCTCTAAAGTTGAACTACAACAAGGAATCTTTGTTGACACAGTAAATGTTGGGTATTCAGATACAAAATATCTTCCTAAAAAAGATGCAGGCATAGCAGGTGTAGCAGAAGCAAAACAAGACGTAATAGATAAAGATGCATAATATGCTCAACTATATCCTAGGTATTATAACTGGGATTTTGTTGTCTTTAGTATCTATAATTGCTAATAAATTAGATATAAATAAAGTTAAATCTAAAGTATTAAGACAAAAAGCAGAAATAGTAAACCTTACTAACCCACTAGATAATATTGATTTATGATTCCATTCGGAAAAACATACTTTTTAAACCAAATAAGAAGAAAACTGTCCTTGAAACAAGCGACAAAAGATTAACAGACACAGGAACTGTTATCGCAATAGGTAGTGAAGTACAGAATATAAAAGTTGGAGATTCTATTGCTTTCAATAGTTATGGTGCATGGACTGTGCAAATAGACAATGAAGATTACTATTTTTGCAGAGAAAATGACGAGATCATACTAGGAACATATTAAATATATGGTACTTAAAGAAAGCAAATGTATAAATCTATGGCTACATGATTATCAAATCACAGGCAATTTTAAAGACTGTGTAGAAGAAGTATGCACACGCTGTAGAAATACTAAGATATTCCCAGTACGAAATGGTAAACCAGACGCAGTACACTATTATAAACATCATCAACGCCAAACACTTCAAAAATGGCATTATCTATATAACAATGAATACCCTAAAGAATAATATATTTACAGATAAATACGCTACTCAAGGTATAATAAATGGTATCAACAAAATCGCTGACGCTGTTGCTCTTACTATGGGAGCAAAAGGTTCTAATGCTATACTAGAAACAAATCTTTATCCTGGATATATGATAACTAATGATGGATATTCTATTTTAGAAAAAGCACAATTTGAAGATCCTTTAGAAGAACTTGGACGCAAAATACTATTTGATTCTGTATCACGAGCAAATAAACAAAGTGGAGATGGTAGTACAACAACGACAGTACTCACTCAATCTATTTTAAATGCAGGATTACAATATGATGTGTCATCAACAGAGATTAAAGACTCTCTTATTGAACTTTTGCCAACTATTGATAAACTTATTGACGAACAAAAGAAAGATATAACAGAAAATGATGTTTCATCAGTTGCAACTATTTCAGCAGAAAGCAAAGAAATAGGAGATTTATTGCAGGAAATATACCAAAAGATAAGCAAAGATGGCATTATTGAACTAGATAACTCAAAGACATTTGAAACAACATATGAAATAAAAGAAGGTGTGCGTTTTAACTGTGGTAGCCACTCACCTTATCTGTACAACAAAGATAACCACGCAGAATATACAAAACCTTATATTCTAATAACAAAACAAAAGATTGCAACTCTTGATGATATTATACCAATCTTTGAAAAACTAAGTGAACTTGGTAAAAAAGAAATTGTTATATTCTATGACGATATATCTGACGCTGTTGCAGGAACTCTGATAGCAAATCACTTAAAAGGTATATTTAACGTTTTACTTATAAAAGCACCTGTAATCTGGAAAGACTTTATATTTGAAGACTTTGCAAAAATAACAGGAGCAACAATCATTTCTGAAAAAACAGGCACATCACTTAAAGAAATGGAGATCAAAGATCTTGGTACTTGTAATAAACTTATTGCAACTAAAGCAGAAACAACTATTCTAGGTATTAAAGATGTATCAGATCACATAAAAGCACTTCAAGAGAGTGGAACAGATGATGACGCTAGACGTATAGGATGGCTCACAACAAAAGCAGCAGTGATAAGACTAGGAGCAAGTTCTGACACAGAGTTATCGTATAAACGCTTAAAAGTAGAAGACGCAATACACGCCTCAAGATTAGCACTTCAAGATGGAATAGTAGTAGGAGGAGGAGTAGCACTATTAAACGTGTCTAAGAGCCTTCCAGACACTCTAGGAGGCAAGATACTAAAGGAGGCACTAAAAAGACCTATGCAACAAATATGTGCTAATGCAAATATATTTCTTGAAAATACAGTATTATCTGATTCAAAAGGAGTAAATGCAAAAACAGGAGAGGTGGTAGATATGTTTGAAGCACAAATAGTTGATCCAGCGAAAGTAGTAAAAAACGCAGTACGAAACGCTATATCTGTAGCAAGTACAGCACTTACTATTAAAATAGCAATCCCACTAGATAGAACAGAGGAACAAATTGCTATGAACTTTATAAACAAACAAAAGCAGTGGTAATATGAAACTTTACGCAAAATGCAATAGTTGCAATAAAAAACGATTCTTTATTAAGCAACGCACATATAACATACCAAAACTAGGTAAAGCAATAAGCCAAGGAGAATTATGTTATAAATGCTATAAAGACATCAAAACAATTAATAAAAAGATAATGAGCAAATAAATATGCCAGCAGGAAGACCAACAAAATTAACAGAAGAATTACTAGAGAAAGCAAAAACTTATCTTGGTACTTGCTATGTTACTCCTATATATGCTAAGTCAGGTGCTCTTAGTTATGCAGATGTTAAGTTACCAAAAATTGCTTCCTTTGCTTTATTTCTAGGTATTAATAGGGACACAGTTTATGAATGGTGTAAAGGAGATAGTGAATTGGCACAACAATTTGCCGACATCGTCAAGGAAATTAACACAAGTCAAGAAGAAATGCTTATAGATAAAGGGCTTGGTGGAATATTTCAACCTAAAACTACAGGTATGATGTTAAGTAAACATGGTTATAGTGAAAAGATAGAAACAGATCTGACAAGTAAAGGAGAGTCAATCAAGATGAATCCTCAAACTATTGCATTAGCACAGGAATATGAAAACAAACTTAAAGAAAACTTATAATGAAGTTGAAAAACTTTTAAAACAGTGTATACATGAGTTTGAAATACAAGGTTATAGTTGCATTATAAAATCTCGTGATCCTAAAGATTTAAGAAAACTACTAAAACAATTAAAAGAAGAAAATAGAAATGAACTACCTACAATACAGAAAGCATAATAAGCAAAGAGGGGAAGGTTACATATTTCCTATTGATATACTGCCATATTTACAGATAAAGTTATCACCTACTAATAAGATGTTTTGGATAATAAGAAGAATACTTATTGTATGGTATAAATTATTTCCTAAAACATATAAAAGAAATAAATAACAATGAGCCTACTAGAACAAGTATCAATCCACGCTTGGATTCAAAACAATGGAATAAGAACAGAATCTGGAGAAGTGCTTGACTTTAAAAAGTATAAGTTTATGTTTGACATTTATGCTGATAGAAGTCCATTGATTACTTGTATGAAGTGTGCTCAAATAGGTTTCACAACGTATGAAATCTTAAAAACTGCACATGAATGTAAAAATGAGAAGATAGATATTTTATATGTTCTGCCTACTGCCGATGACGTTAAACGATTTTCTGGTGGTAAGACAAACAAAATGATTGCACAAAATCCTGTATTACAAGACTGGACTACTGATAAAGATTCTATAGAACAAAAACAGTTTGGATCTAATACTATATACTATCAAGGTTGTGTAGATGATATTACAGAGATTTTAACTACTTCAGGATGGAAAAAATACAATGAAATTTCTATAGGTGAATCATTGCCAACAATAAATATAAATACAAAAGAAGTTGAGATTGATACAGTATTAGATTTGACAATATTTGAAACAGATCAAGAAGTTTTACATCTTAAAAATGACGCTGTAGACGCTTTAGTAACAAAAGATCATAGATGTGTTGTTCATAATAGGTCTGATGATACTTTTAGTATTGTACATGCACACCAATTACAGCCAAACAGTAGACAATCATTGCCTATGGCGACTAAAGGTATACAGATAAATCAAAGTAAGTTTACTGACGCTTTTGTTGAAATGCTTGGATGGGTTATTGCAGAAGGTTCATATTGGACTGCATATGATAAATCAAGATTTGTAAGAAAAGATGGTACAATAAATCCAACAATATATGAATCACCTCGTGTAGTAATAATACAAAAGAAAACTAATGGAATAAATGAGATAAGAAGAATATTAAAAGAAGCAAATTTAAACTACTTTGAAAAAAAGAAAAAAGATGGGTGTACAGTGTTTCAACTTGACTACGCTACTTCTAAACTTATAAAGTCTATAATTCCAACTAAAGAATTAACATTTGATCTAATAAACTCTATATCAAGAGTACAAATGGAAAAACTTGTTACTGCATTAATAAATGGTGATGGACATACTACAAAAACAGGATTTCAAACTTTTATACAAAGAAGTAATAAAACCATTGACGCTTTTCAATACCTTATTGCATTAATTGGGAAAGGATCGAGTGTAAGATTTAGAACTAAGATAAACTCTTTTAGTAGAAATAAAATTGGTGAAATCAGCATTAAAACAAGTAAGAATATACATAAGTACTCTATACAACCTGTTCAATATAAAGGTATTATGTGGTGTCCTACAACAACTAATGGAACAATATTCACTAGAAGAAATGGAAAAGTATGGATAACAGGACAATCTTGGACTGAACGAGCAGCATTGATGATTACTGCTAAAAAACTTGTAGTAGATGAGTATGATAGATGTAAGCAAGATATTGTTGAACAATATGATTCACGTTTGCAGTCTATAGCGAACCCTAAAAAAGCATTTTTCTCTAACCCTTCTATACCTGACTTCGGTGTACATAAGTGGTATCTTAAATCAGACCAAAAGAAATGGCATGTTACACACTCATGTAATGAAACATTTGTAATGGATGAAAACTGTATAGATTATACTCATGAAATATACAGATGCCCTAGTTGTAAAGGTGAGATAAATAGTGAAGAAGTACGAGGAGGACAATGGTTACCAACAGCAAAAGGAGAATGGTCTGGCTACTGGATACCTCTATGGATTGCTCCATGGATGTCTGCTAAGGATATATCAAAGATGAAACGTGAAAAGACGCAAGAGTTCTTTGATAACTTCGTAGCAGGGAGACCTTTTTTTGGTTCTGGTAATAAAGTAATGCCTGAAACTATCTATCAAAATGTGTCTCAGATTGTCAACGACCAATCAGGAACCATTATTATAGGAGTGGATACAGGATTGCCTATACACTATGTCATAGGTAATAAGCAAGGTATATTTTATTATGGTAAATGCGATGATTATGATACATTAGAAAACTACTTGAAACGTTGGGATAATGCAATTATTGTATCAGACCAAGGTGGAGATCTAATTGGTATAAGAAAACTACAAGAAAAGTATCCGAGCAGAGTATTTCTATGTTACTATCGTGCAGACAGAAAGACACAAAGACTTATTGACTGGGGGCAAGGTGGTGAATATGGAAAGGTTACAGCAGATAGAAACAGACTCATGCAATTAGTTATTGACGAGTTAGGCGACAAACGTATTACTTTATGTGGGAAACGTGAAGACTATGATGGGCTTGTTGAACACTTTGGAAATATATATCGTACTAAGACAGAGAATGCACTTGGTATTATGGAATATAAATGGGAAAGAACAGGAGCAGACCACTGGGTGCATAGTCTAATTTATTGGCGAATAGGTATGGATAAATACAGTGAAAGTATGGCAGAAGTAGTTGGATCTGACATATTTGCAGGATTACCTATAGGGAGATTTTTTGATTAAATATGACGAAGATAGAACTCACAGATGAAGACGCTATGCTATTTATGAAGTTCCAACAGTATTATGATGTTGTTGGGTACTTAATAGGTTTTATGGAGTCAACAGGTATGTATAATATAAAAAATTCATCTATTACTATTGACATAGATAAAGATGGTATTGTACAACATACATCAATAACACGACACTTTCGCAAATAACTTGCATGATATTTTACTATATGATATAATGTATATAGTTAAATAAATATTAAATTGCCAACGTAACGAAACGAGGCTGTCCCAAAAAGGGCAGTCTTGTTTTTATTTTATAATATGGATCCAGTACAACTAAACGTTCTCGGAGTACAACAACTGGTAAACAGTCCAGTAAATAAAACTTTTAAAAACCCACAAGAAGATAGTGAGGGTGTTATTGGCAATTATCAGCACATTTTGTCCCTTGATCTAGACGATGAAGAACTTTTACAACTTGCTAATTTATGGGAATCAAGTTATTCAACATACGAAGAAAAACTAAAAAGACGACAAGAATTAAACTATAAATACTATCTAGGGCGTTCTGAATATGCAGGAGGAGATACTGATAAAGTAATCCCGTCTAACCTTATATTTGAAGCACAAGAAACCTTTATTCCAGCAGCACTTGCTAAGAACCCTACACCTGTAGTATATCCTGCAAGTCCTAATCCAATAGGAGATACAATAGCAAAGAACATAAAAACAATGCTGCAATACCATGCAGATACACTTGTTCTAAGACGTAAGTTATCACTTGTTGTAAGACATTGGAGTACTTATTTTGTTGGTGCATTAAAACATGGATGGGACGACTCTGTAGAAGATATTAGTCTTGATGTTATCTTACCATCTAACCTTATTCTCGATGAAAATGCTTCTATAGATTCTTATGGAAACTATACTGGAGCATATCTAGGTGAAAGAAAGAAATGCATAGCACAAGCACTTATCGATTTATTTGCATCAGAATATAGCCCAAATAAACTTAGTGCTGAAAAGATTGCGTTTATCACTGCTTCTGTTGATGGAAAACTAGGAACAGAAGTTAAGTATACAGAGTGGTGGACTAATGAATATTGTTTCTATACTTACAAAGGTATTGTTCTTGATAAGCATAAAAATCAATTCTATAACTATGATGTAACAGAAAAACAAGAACCAACAGAAGAAGGCGAAGAACCAGAGGAAACAGTAACACTAGGCAAAAACCACTTTGGACGTCCTAAAATGCCTTATACTTTCCTAGGTGTGTTCTCAACAGGACAACACCCACATGATGATACTTCTCTTATTGAACAAAACATACCAAACCAAGACTTAGTCTTACAACGTATCAAGCAAATCAATAAAAACCTTAATGTATCAAACAACTCTCTAGCATTATCTGCTGAAAACTTTAACAATGAAACAGCAAAACAAGCAGCAGACGCTGTAGAAGCAGGACAACCTATTCTCGTTCCACGAGGAAAATCTATTAGAGAGGCTATAGAAAGATTACCAGCCTCAAATCTTCCTTCTGACGCTTTCAACCAGTTGCAAGACATGACAAATAGACTACGTTCTATTTATGGAACTCTAGGAATCAGTGGTGCAGGTGGTGTACAAGAAAAGACAGTACGAGGACAAATATTAAATCAACAACAAGATAACTCTCGTATTGGTGGAGGAATCGGAGACGCATTAGAACAAGTTGCAGATAACGTCTTTAACTGGTGGGTACAAATGTATTATGTATTCTATGATGAACCTCACTATGCTTCTATTCTAGGACGTGGACGAGCAGCAGAATATATTACATTTCAAAACTCTGATCTTACAGAAAAAGTTATTGTATCTGTGGCAGCAAACTCAATGCGTCCACATGATGAGATTACAGAGATAAATCAAGCGCTTGATCTTGCAAACTCTGGGTGGCTTGATCCTCTTTCATTGTTTGAAAGACTAAATGATTCTGATCCTAAAGAAACAGCAAAACGTGTAGTTATGTGGAAAACAAATCCACAACAATACATGGCAACATATTTCCCTGATATTTCACCCCCGATGCCACAAATGCCACAAGGAGGAGCAGTAGCACCTGAACAGGATATTGCACCAGATATGAATGAATCATTATCAGCAAATCCTGCTTCACCAGAGTTATCACAGGTTCCGATTAACTCATCAGGTATGCCAAGTATATAATATGACACCAGAACAACATAAAAAACAACTTGAATGCGAGGACGACGCAATCAGAGGCACAGAAGATAAAACAATAGATTTTGAATAATATATGCCATTAACAAAAACAGGAAAAAAAGTAGAACATGTATTTGAAAAAGAATATGGTTCTAAAAAAGGAAACAAGTATTTTACGCAAAAGAAAATAAAGATAAATCTTTTGCAAAGGCTATGACTAAGGTTATAGAAAGTAAAAAGAAATAATGATCTGTCCTTTCTGGGAGTTGGACTATAAAGCAAACCCTGTTATATAATAACGTCTTTCTCTAGTTCGCAGACAGTAAAGAACGAACCGATATAATGACATCATCATTCGATGACTTTGTGAACAATTTGCCAAATTCTGAAGAAGGATTTGACATAAATAGTGAATTGAATCCAACACTATCAGACTCACAACCTGAAACAAATGGAAACACTGTTAATAAGATAGATTCTGAAAACGAGGATCTTCCTTTTAACAAAAACCCTAAGATTAAAAAGTACATTGAACATCAAGTTCAAAAAGGCTTAAAATCAGTAATGGGTAACACACAGCAAGAATTTACAAGAAATAGTCTTCCAGCACAAAATCCATCTGTGTCATCAGTGCCATCAGAATGGGTAGCGATGTATGGTGATGACGAGCGTTCTCTAAAGGCTTGGGAATATAATCAATCTATCTTATCAAGAGAAATTGAAAAAGCAAAAGAAGATTTGTTAAAATCTATTGAGCAAAAAGAATATTCTCAAAAGCAACGTGAATCAGAAGTAAACAATTTTATAGAAGAATCTATTGAATCAATAGAAGAAGAAAATAATATTAGTTTATCTAAGAAGGATCGTTCAGAGTTTCTTGACCTCGTCCAACGACTATCACCAAAAAATGAAGATGGAGATATTGTAAGTTTTGCTGATTTTGGTACATCTTTTGAAATATTTAAACAAATCAAATCAAAAAGTGCACCAAGCAATTCAGTAAACAAAGCACTAGCGTCTCGATCTGCATCATCTAACACATTATCTGAAATAAAAACAGAACCTAAAGGTTATGTATCAGGCATGGGTGCTAATGGTATCAGATCTGTTCTAGGCTTATAATTAATAATTAACCCAAATATAATATATGCAACCTAATGTAAATATTACAACAACAACAAACCAATATTTGGCTCCTATGTGGGTTGACTTGGTTTTGCGTGATAACTTCTTTTTTGGAGAAATCCTTAAAAAAGTAAAATCATATGAAGGTTCACAAATGCTTTTCCCTAAACTTATAAGTTTGATATTCTTAATGGGGAAATAAAATTGATTCTAATATACGGCGAAAACCCCAAGAGCCAAAATCCGTAAGGATTAGGACAAACGGGCAACGCCGACCAAGTCCCTTGACATCTATAATAGGAAAGTATATACTGTATATAGCGAAGAGAATTACTTATTAAAAAACTTAGTGAAGAAAAAAAGAAATTTACTAAGTCAATCTATTGTAGAACAAAAGACAGGTTCAACGACTAAACGAATCAACACAGAAATGTGATGTAATAGTCTGAACTCTATAGAGATATAGAGAAGAATACTCGAGTGTAAAGACACTCTAAAGAAGCAGTATTCTCACACAGTAATGTGTAGTAACAAATGATTAAATATCAGAAAGGCGTTGCATCTGTGGCATTTAATGGTTTCGATGTTCTTCCAATTAACCAACAGCCAGTATCTGTTAACATGACTTTCTATCCTACATTCGTAGCGACAAACGTTGCTCTTGCTGGATCAGATCTTTCACAAAACAATACTAAAATGAAAGTACTTGATCTTATGACAACTACTATGGAATCTCGTGCACAAGATGCAGCAGATGACATCGGTAATATGTTCCAAGGTGATGGTACAGCATTTGCTGGTAAAGCTCCAGCAGGTCTAGGAAACATTGTTGATGATGGATCAGTTGCTTCAACTTATGGAGGACTATCTCGTGCAACATACAATGGTCTTAATGCTACAGTTACTTCAACAAGTACAATCTCACTTCTTAAAGTGCGTCAACTTGCAAACAGTGTTTCTGATGGTGGTGTACGTCCAGACTTTGCTCTTACAGATTACAACACATGGGCTTATTTCGAACAACTTTTGATGCCATTCCAAAGAAATATGTATAATGGTGGTAAAAATGTTACTGAATCAGGATCAGGATATGACACTCTTAACTGGGATAATATTATTGTTTCAAAAGACAAAAAAGTTACTCCAGGTACATTTTATCTTTTGAACACTAATTTCCTTTCATGGTATGGTCTTAAATGGTGGGAAGGTTCATCAGTTTCTGTTGCTGCTAAAAACATTGTTGGAAACGTTTATGGTGAACAACCTTATTCTGCAACAGGTAAAGCATTTTCATGGACTGGATGGATTCGTGCTTATAACCAAGGAGCAATTAATGGTTTCATGATTCTTGGAGGACAACTTATCTGTACAGCACCATTCCATCAAGGAAAACTCACAGACATCACAGGATACTAATAGTCGTATTTTTATTAATTTTATGATATAATAAAGATATGATTCTCGCTCAAACAAAACAATATGATCCTGCTGCTTCTTTGGGAATGGCAGAATCAATACAAAGTAAAGTAGAAATATATTCTGATGCAGGTGCTCCAACATTTGCAGCAGCAAAAGGTTCTCTTTATTTACGCACAGATGGTTCTTCAAGTTCAACAAGAGCGTACATCAATACTGATGGTAACACTACATGGACTTCAATAACTACTGCTGCATAATTATTAACTAAATATTTAAACAAATATGTCTCGATTAACAAACAAAGGACAAGGTGCTCCATTCTCACTTTTCACAAAGTCAACAGATGCAAGTTTGATTACTGCATGTGGACAACGTTTTGATCTTGAAGATGGACGCGAAGTTGTTATTGTTAAAGCAGGTGCAGTTGACTTGGTATCAGGTAAACTTGTACAGGCTCCAGCAATTATTGCAAATCATGAAAACCTTACTGTAACAGCATTTGCACCAGCAAACGTACAACTTGGCACACCAGCACAAGTAACTGTAACTCTAGGTGCTACTGCTGCTACTGAAAATCAATACGCTCAAGGTTATCTTATTGTAAATAATGGTACAGGAACAGGTCAGTCTTTAAAAATCACTGGTAATACTGCTGCTCTAGGTGCTGCTTCATGTGTTATTTCACTTGAAGATGCTCCTACTGTTGCACTTGATGTAACTTCTAAAGTTTCTCTTATTGCAGATCTTTATAAAGATGTGATAGTTTCTCCAACTACTCTTACAAATAAAGTAATTGGTGCAACAATTTATCCAATTTCTATCGGTGAATATGGATATATTGCAACAAAAGGTATTGTATCTCTATTAGCAGATGGTGCTATTGCTAAAGGTGTTGCAGTTTCACCTTCTAATGCTGTGGCAGGTGCATTTGAATCAGGTGTTATCGCACAAGGTTTTGTAGGTACAACAGTACAAGCTGCTGTAGACACAGAATATCGTGCAGTTTCTATTGATCTTTAATATTTGAATCAGTCCTAGTCCCTTACTTCGGTAGGGGAACTGGACGGGTTCAGAACCCGAGAGGAGTCGTTGCCTCTTTATAAGATAAATAAAAACATAGTATGAATCAAGAAACATACACACTTCCTGAAGACTTTGATGGTGTATTTCGTTTTACGAATTTCACCGATGAGGACTTCACAACTCTTTGGAATGGTAAAGAGTATACTTTTCCAAAGCAGTCTCGATCACCACTGATTATCTCTGGAGAATCACCAGAAAATGTACAAAATATTAGAAAACTGTTTGCAAAACGTCTCGCAAAAAGAGAATTTTACAAAGGTACAAGATATGAAGATTTGAACTCATTAACTGAAAAATCTCGTGGAATACCTACAACATTTGATGAAGATAAAGAGTTTGCTCCATTTATTCAAAAATGTTTGGAACCACTTCCAGCAGCACGGGCTACTGTAAAAGAAAAAGTAAAACAAACAATCACTGTTTCTGAACACACAAAAATTGTAGGAGACAAAGAAAGTTTGAAAGGTAATGCAGCAGATATTGGTACACAACTAGATTCGTTAGAATAAATAACAATAATTTTAAATCTATATGCAACTATTATCTAAAAATGAAATTATACAATTTAAAAATGAAGAAAAAAAGTTTGCAGATAGACAATGGTGTAAAGATTGCAAAAAAAGTAGACGAACTACGCAGTACATTATCCATCGAGGAAGATAAACTTGCTACATTTAGAACAACAACTATCAATGCGGTTACAAAAGAAATTGACGCACTTATAGAAAAGAAATCTAGTGTAGCAAGTGAAATCCTTGCTCTTGAAGAAGTAAAGAATAGAATGTTACTTCCAATAACTACTGAACAAAAAAAACTTGATATTTTAAAAGAAGACAACTCTAATTTATTGGAGTCTATAAGAAATGAAAAGCGAGAACTTTCTATTATTAAAAACAATGTAGAAAATGAAACAAAGCAAAGTAAATCACTTTTAGACACATTAGAAAAGACAAAACAAGAATTAAATTCTCGTGAAAAAATTGTTTCTTTGAAAGAAAAACAAGTACAAGGAACGTTATTTGAAGCACAACAAGACAAAATAAACTTCGAGAAAGAATACTACGAAAAGACAAAGGTTCTGGAAGACAAAATACAACGTGCTGCAATCGCTGAGGCAGATTTCAAAAACTTTATTAGCAACTTAAAGCAAAAAGAAAAGAATTAGATATTCTTTTAACTCGTTATGGGAACAATAGATCAAAATAGTAGATGGGTTGGTTTAGGGTATGTAGAAGGCACAAAAAACATGGTGCTTCCTTTCTCAATAAATCCAACTAATAATAAACTATTGATTGAGATCATACCGAGAGCAGATCCAATGGATCCACTTGTAGCAATAAGTGAAAATATAAGAATTGATGAAAATACTAGACAAGCAGCAGCAGCAATAACTGATGATAGTAATAAAACAATTACAACATTAACAACAGATAGTATAGCAGGCTTACCTTGCCTTAGAGTAGAGTTATAAATATGGCTAAAATAGAACAATCAACACAAGTACATACACGCACAGGAATTGTTACAGCAGCAGGAACAATTCTTAATGAGTTTCAAGATCGTAGAGAAATTATTATACAAAATTTAGGTACAAATCCGTTATTTGTTAAGTTCGGAAATGACGCATCTGTGTCTGATTTTGATGTTATTTTATCAGGAGGCACTGCAAATGACGATGGTATTGGAGAGAAAGTCTCATATAACTACGTTTCATATGTAGGTGCAATTAGTGTTGCTGGTACTTCTGTACGTTGTACTGCAACAGAGTTTTAGCATATGTTTTTTAGTAAACCAGCAAAAAATGGAGGTAGTACTCCAGTAACATCTCTTACAGGAACACCAACAGAAATAGTGTACATAGACAATGCTGGTGTTGGTACTAGTGATGGTCTTGCAACTCGTGATTCTGTAACAAACGAAACCTATATTGGTTATCGTACAAGTGGAGGAGATTTTTCAAACGGATTTCACTTAGGAAATATCTTAGGTGGAGCAATATCAGATGGCGCAGGATTGCAACGTCATGATGCAGTAAACGATAACTTTACATTTATTGGTACTGTAGACCTCTCTCCATTTGGAGGAAGTACCAACGAACTTTTAGGAGTATACGCAGATTTCACAAACGGAATATCTGCAACAGGAACGTACAATGCTAACGAACTGGCACTTAATTATTCTAACTCTGTGACTGGAACAGATGGTCATATTGTAATTAATTCAACAAGAATATCTCTTGAGCATAAAGACAATTCAACATACGATTCAAGAATCATGATAAACGATGCCATCGACTTACAGACTGATGGTACAGGAGGAAGAAATCTTTTCAGAGTTTCTGATACATTTATAAGAGGAGGAAGTGCTAGGTTTTACTTTTACGCAGATACTACAGATGATACCTTCTATGTAAGAGGTGAATTACCTATAACAGGTACACCATCTGGATCACTTTTATTTGTTGACTTTCCAAACGCTATTTCTACTTTGGGAGATTACAATGAACAGATGTCACATATTAAGGTTGTTGCAGATGTAGCAAATGGAAATGCTTATATCGATGGATTGGCAAGCCCAGTTCCAAACTGGACACCGAGTACTCTATCAGACGGATTTACTGGAACAGGTCTTAATGACATGCATTATGATAGTACTACTACATATACTGGTACATATCCTAGAGTATATACTGCAACAATTTCAGCGGTAGACTGTGTACGACTACAAATATATTCAATTACAACTCCAGGATTTACTGTTGGTGATACTGTAACAGACCTAGTTTCAGGTTCAACAGGTACAATATTATCTGGTGGAGATGCAGAAGGTATCATTATTATTCAACCAATAATTGATAATGGTTGGAATACTGCAACTCAAGTTGACGATATAACATCTGGTGCATCTTCTCTATGTATTTTTAACCAATATACAGATACTTTTGATTGGAATGACGGAGGTACATTTGTAACATACAAAGATACAAATACGTTTGTATTACTTAATGATGGATTATCTGTTGGATTCTATAACTTTACAGGACATACAATAGGAGATAGTTGGCAATTTACAATGTTGCAAGGAACTGTTTACTCTAAAATGGCATTATTCGATGGAGCAAATCGAACTATGTCCATCGGGGATGCAAAACAAACTGTAAACGATGTTCGTACAGACTGGGTATTAGGTCAAGGTAAAGATACTGGTATATATGAATACCTAGGAAAAGCAAGAGAATATGTTGTATATAATGATGAAGGAAATTTGCTAGTATTGAACTACCAACCTAATAATAATTTTGAACTTAACTTTGGTATAGATAATCCACACAGTGGTTTTAGTCCACTAAGCAGTGTTTCAGATAATAGTGCGTATGGTTTTGGTATAAATATAAATGATACAAGTGCACACTATACTATTATTGGAGATTTACAAGGCGGAGGTAATAACACTCTTCTTAGGGTTGACGATGATACAGAAACTATTAAATTTGCGGCAGGCGGTCTTGGGACGGACTCGCAGGATATTCCAATAACAAAAAAAATCGTACTTACGCAAGCAGAACTCTCTACTCTGGGAACCGTCCCTATCGTAGTAGTACCAGCACCAGGTGCAGGAAAAGCAATCCAACCTATCAGTGCCTATGCAGAATATGAGTACGGAGGAGTTGCTTATGCGAACTTTGGAATTCCAGGCCTCACGCACAATCCGTCATCAGGTTCGCTTCCATTGAAGTCAACAGTAAGCCTCCTTGACCAGACGGCAAATTACGTTCGATTCTTCAAGCAAACAGACGAAGGATATAATGCAGGTTTCACAATCGACAACCAACCGCTTTACTTTACAGACGATGACGGAAGTGACCCAACCGCAGGAAACGGAACGCTTACACTCTATGTAACTTACAAAATAATCAAACTTTAATTATTAACTAACATATAAACATAAATATATGGCATACATCAAATCATTTACAAACGGAGCAGGATTTACAGGAGAATATTGGCGTATTACAGGACTTGATATTAACAAGTTTTCAAATTCAATAGAGGCTCGTATTTCTTGCTATAAAGATAAAGAATCACGAGATTCAGGACTTGTTCCTTTTGCTCATAAAATATTTACTCTTAAACTTGAAAATATTGAACTTTCAAAAGATATTCAAGAGGAGGTGTATAAACTTATTAAAACAGCAAAATCAAAAACAGGCATTGCCTCAATTAATGAGACACCTTTCTTTGAAGATGCTGTAGTTGCTTAGTTATAATACTGTAGGGCGTACGAGTAATCGTACTTCCTATCAGTCTTATAAAAGACGCAGATTATAAGAATCAATCAAAATAACATGCAAGACCTACCACCATTTTTTAAAGAATATATGGAACAAAAATTTAGTGAATTACACACTAAAATTGATTCTGTATTTCAAACTCATGATAATGAGATTATTGGAATTAAAAATGAAATACACGATACAAAACAAGATATAAAGTGGCTTAATCAGAAAGTATGGATGGCTATGGGTGCACTTTGTGTAATATCTATTGCTGGTGGAATATTTGCAAGTTATTTTAAAACATTGAACAAACAGCAAATAGAAGAAGCGATTAAACCTCTTGAACAGAAATCAGAAAGTGCCCAAAATACCGCTGAATTTACAAACAAAACACTACAAAACATTATTAAAAGTTATAACATAAGAGTAGAATAATATGGAAAAATGTAACGATGGTGAAGGTTTTATAAGTAATGGTAAATGTATACCTTATCGTAATGATCGACAAAAAGAAGGTTACAAAGACGCAGAACCAAAATTAAATACTAAAGTACTTAATAAATATATCACAGAAAAAAACCAACATTAAAATTAGAAAAAATTGTTTTGCCAAAAAAAGGAACAATAGTATTAAAAAGAAAAGCACAGTCATGATTCCAAAAGGAAAAACCCTGATTTAGTAGCATAATAAAAATAAATTATGGAAAATTTACGAATAGATGAAAATAGCAGATGGGTATTAGGAGCAGTTGCTAACGACGGAAGTGGCAACATTAAAAATGCTCGTGTAAACCCTATTACTGGTGCTTTAATAGTTGAAGCAACTGTAACATCAACAAATACACAAATAGGCTCTACTATACCAGGAGGAACTGCTGGATCTGTTCTATTTTTAGGTCTAGGTGGAACTCTTGCACAAGATAATACAAATTTCTTTTATGATGATACCAATAATTATCTAGGTATTGGAACAAGTACACCAAATGCAACACTTGATGTACAAGGAACTGCAATCATAACAGGATCAGCAGGAACACCTACATTTGTTTTAGGGCGTGATGGTTCAGGTAATATATCAAACATTGTTCTAGGGTCAAATTTGACGCTTACAGGTGGTGTTTTAAGTGCTAATACATCAGGTTCAGGATATAATCAAATTCAGGATAACGGAACAAATATAACACAACGCACAACATTAAACTTTGTTGATTATTTTACAGTAACTGACGGGTCTGGCAAAACAAATGTATCTATCAACACAGCAGAACTTGGCGCAGACGCAACACTTATTTCAACACTTGAAACTAATATGGATCTTGCTAATATTTCAGGGCAAATTGATTTAACTACTCAAGTAACAGGTTTACTTCCAGCAGCAAATATTGATATAACGAACCTTGAAAGTAATCTTGACTTAGCAAATATTGCAGGACAAATAGATCTTACTACACAAGTAACAGGACAACTTTCTCCTACAAATATTGATTTACTTGCTCTTGCAAGTGATACAACATTTATTGCCGCCTTAGAACCAAATCTTGATCTTGCAAATTTAGGTGGAGATTTAGATCTTGCTACTCAAGTAATTGGTGTACTTCCTCTTGCAAATGGTGGAACAGGACAAGCACTTACTGATCCAAACTATGATGCAGTTTATGTATGGGATAATACAACAAATACTACACGTCTAGCACAGTTATCAGGTCTATCATACAACAGTGGTACTAATACTTTATCAAGTAGTGGTGGAAATAACACATATACAGTAAATGCTGATGAAAGTTCTACTACATATATGACAAATCAAATTAGACTTGATTTATTTTCTGGTGTAGGTGTAGCATCTGGTATGTACTATTTAAGTGGTACTGCTTCTGGAGGATCAAATTTTAGTTCTAATTTCCTAGAACTTTTTGGATCAGTACCAAGTAATAATATTACTACTTTATCTTTTAATAACACAAAGATTTTAAAATTAAAAACAACAGTTAGTCCTTATTTAGTAACTGATGGAAGTGCAATATTTTTTGGACTTTCTAATACAGCAGTAAGTACTGTATTAAATACAGATATTACAAATACTGGCAACAATAAAATCGGTATAGTAATAAATATAACTGGTGGTGTTTATACTGTATACTCAGTAGTATGTGATGGAACAAATATAACTGCTAATGTGCTTTCTGGAATAACTTTTACTAATACACCAAGACAATTCCATATGTTTGATATTACTTGGGAGCCTGGAACAGGTATTAAGTTTTATGTTGATGGAATACTAAAAAATACAGTTACTACAAATATACCTACAAGTACACAGTTTGTTAAATTTGGTATTTCTGGTTCATCTGTTGGTGGGCTAGGTAATGCAACTATTGATATGAACATACCAGTAATAAGTCAAGAAATTTAATATGCCACAACCAGTATTCATAAACCAATTTCAAAAAGGAGCGAGTGAAAATGCCAACATAGGTACTGGCTTGCTTCTTGGTATTGAAACATACTCTAAAAAAGGAGTTGCACGTCTTGCAAAAGATTCTGTAAAAGTTTCAGGTTCTGTAGTTACTGATTTGCCTATATACTTTTGTAACCAAACAGAAACAGTATTTTTTGCACAAGGAGATTCAGGGAAGGTATATAAATCAAGTGATAGTGGAGCAACATGGACTGATATATCTGATCCAGCAGGAACAGGACTAGGACGAGGGTTAATATTCTTTGATGGTTTCTTATACTCTTTTAGAGGTACAACATTATATGTATGTACTTCTCCATTTACTTCTGCAAACTGGTCTGTATTTCAAACAGGGCTTAATTCAGTAGGACATTTTCCTTTTATCTATCCTAGTGCGTATGGATTTTATTTTGCAAATGGAAATAAATTAGGACTATTACAGCAATCAACAACAGGTACAGCGATAGATCCATTCACTCCAGCAACATATAACTACACTAACAATATATTTGAATTGCCTAGTATATATGAGATAACCACAATGTCATTTTTGCCACCTAGTAACTTAGTCATGGGTACTCGTTCATCAGGTATAGGGAATGATACACAGATAGCAGATATTATAATGTGGGATACTGTAAGTAAAAATAAATTTACTCCTCCACTGCGTTTATATTCAAACGCTGGAGCAGGTGCTATGGGAGTAACACAACTAATAAACAGAAATAATACTTGCTACGCAGTAACAGGAGGAAATCATGCAGTATTTCAGACTAATGGAAATACATTTAATCAAATAGCAGAAATTGGACTACGCACAAACTATTCTAAAGCAACAGGAGAACAGGCAACAACACCTGTATTCCTAGATCAATATCCTAGTGCTATAGCGATGCTTGGCAATAAGTTACTTACTGGAGTTTCAAGTTCTATTGCGTCATATCCTGATTCCAGTTATGCACTATTCCCTGTAGGAGTGTGGTCTTTGGCTTTTATGGACGATGACACAGCAATACAATGTGAATTTACAACTTCAAACAATATTACTAGATCAAATAACTACCAAATTGGTGCAATTCATACTATATCAGAAGGACGTGTTTTGATTGGATGGGGTTCTAATGGTACATATGGAATAGACAGAACAGAAAGACAAATATTTGATACAAACATAGATAATGTAGCAATCGTTTCTCCTATGATGGAAATTGCTACACCTATAAAACCTTTCCCATCTTTCCAAAGTATAGAAATAAACCTTGTGAGAAACCTATTAGCAGGGCAAGAGATCAAGGTATATGCGAGAACAGCATTTGATAAACCTTTTACTTTCTTACAATCTTTTACAACTATAACATGGACTGATAGATTAAGTGCATTGAAAGTTGTAAAAAATCCTCTTGGAAATTCTCAATTCGTACAGATTATGGTACAAATGTCTACAACATCACCAAATGAATCATGGACTCCAGAAATAAGGACAATAATAGTAAGTTAAGTGAGTTAATATTATGGATGAATCAAGAATAAAACAACTTATACAACAAGAGATAGCAAATTATCAAACAACATTTGCGTCTATTTCTGTTACTCCACATATTCATAATGGTTCTGATAGCCCACAAATACGTTCAAGTAACTTGATTCCATATGATTTTATAGATAGTTTACAAACAAGTAGTGGGAATTTGTTGCCAGGATATGAAGGGCAAATATACTATAATCCAAACACAGGAGATCAGTATATATATCTTGGTGGGAAGTGGAACGTAATTAGTCTAAAAGCGTCAGGATTACAAGCATATCTTAACGCAAATCAATCTGTGCCAGACAATACACTTACTACTATTATATTTGATTCTGTGTTATATGATCCAGCAGATCAGTACGATTCACTTACAGGAATATTCAGCACTTATGGTTTTTATCTGATACACGCAAGAGCAACGTTTGACGCTTCAACTTTTGCAGGAAATCCCATAGAGTTATCTATATGGAATGAAAATTTAAACATACCACTAGCAACATCGTATACAATAGATTCAGGAGACACAATAACTGCTCAAGTATCATATATGGCAAATATGTCAGTACCAATATCGGTAAAGATAAAACAGACAAGTGGTGTAGCAAAAGACTTATTGTCGGGGCTTGAAAATACATCATTATATATTAAAGATTTTAGCAATGTAACATAATACAAATATATGCGTAGTTTCCAATCAACAAATATAGATACACCTACAGACCTTGTTCACTACTGGGGTTCTTTGACACAGAATACATCACAAGAAAACTTGACTCTAGGTAAAACAATGATACAAGATTCATATAGATACTTACTTCAAAAGTACTATTTTAATGAAACTTCTTACACTATACAAACTGTATCAAATCAACAAAAATATAAATTTCCATACAACTATTCAATTCTTAAAGACCTTACTATCACAGTTGGGCAACTTCGTTTTACTCCACAAGTTATACTTACTCGTGAACAATGGGACAATGTAAATTTTTTGCCGTATACTTCTGATATTCCACAATATATATTTATTTATGATGGTAATGTTGAAATATTCCCTATACCTTCAACAACTGGTAATACTATTACATTTAATTACAAATTCAGAGTTCCAGACTTATCAATGCAAGATTACTCAACTGGTACAGTAAACGTAACAAATGGTTCTAGTACAGTAACTGGTACAGGTATGACATGGATTACAAATTATCTTCCAAGTGCAGGTGCTGTTGTAAAAATGAATTTATGGATACGTTTGCCAAGACCAAAAGGAGATAATGAATGGTATCAAGTAGCGTCAATAGACAGTGAAACATCGCTTACATTAGTTCAACCATATCAAGGTATTAGTACTACTAATGCACCATATTCAATAGGGCAAATGCCAATAATATTAGAGGATTTCCACGATTTAATTGTATATAGACCACTCACAATTTACTTCTCAACAATTCAACCAAATCCATCTAAACAAGCAGAATTTCAGTCTAAATATAATGATGGTATAGAATCAATGGATAACTATGTCGGTGAAAAAGTTTTGAACGTGAATCTTGGTCTTACACCACAACCAATTAACCCTAATCTGTTTATATACAAACCTTAATAATTTTATTAAAATATGATATAATATAACTATATGGCATTCTTAAATACACAATCTAATAAAGTTCCAAAGGAAAATAAAACAGGTCTTTTTGGTAATGGTAAAATGGGGCTAGGCTATGCTTCAAATCTAGCATTACAAACAAAATGGAAACCACAAGGAGGAGTACCTGGTGTTAATATGTCTGTTGATATTCCTGCACAAAATACTCAAAAAACTCCAACAACACAGAATACTCAAAGTAACTACTCAATAACAAAACCTCCTGTATCAAGTAGTCAAGGCTATTCTGTACCTTCTAATACACCAAGAACTGGTATGCTATCAACTGGTGCACCAAAACCATTATTAAATACATTTCAAACTTCTCCACAAGCACGTGGACAAGCATATGAGCAATCAGGACAAATGACAGATTGGGAGAGAGCAGCAGCAGAAAATGTAGCAAAAGCAAAAGGTATGGAAAACTTTGGAAGATTTGCACCAAACGCAGAGGCTCCTTTTTATGCAGGTGCAGGACAAAAACAAATGGAAACACTTATTACTAGACCTGACCTAGTAGGGCGTGCAGGCTCACAAGAAGACTTATATGGTAAATTTGCTAATCTCTATGGTTCACAGTCAAATATAGGACTACAAGCAGCACAAGCAGCAGCAGAACGTAACGCTGGTGTACAAGGTAATTTGTTTGCAGCATCAATGCCAAAACCTATTTCACCAACTGATAGTCTATATAACCCTCTTGAAGGATCATATAGTGCAGGAGGTCAAGGTGATAGACTTGTTCGTGCAGCAACAGCACAAGGTCTACAAGATACTGTAAAACAGTATACACAAATGTCTCCAATGTTTAGTCAAATATCAAGTCTTGAAGGTTTGGTTGCAAACAAAATGACAAATGCACATTTGAATCCTAGTGATATAAATAAATTTAACCAATTTGTTCAAACTCTTGCTTCTAATACTTCTGATCCTGATTATGCACAATTTCAGACTTATTTAAAATCACTTGCAGGTAAATATTCTCAATATATTGCTGGAGGTGGTACAGTAACAGACCAAGTTCGAGAAGGTGTAGGACATATTCTTGATGGTACTGCTAGTGCTGACACGATCGCAAAAACTCTTGAAGCATTAAGAAATGAAGCAAATGCTGTTAAAAGTTCTTATACTGACTTAATACAAAATCAACAAGGTGCTCTTAATCAAGGACAAGGATATGTTCCAACAGGTTCACACTCAACTGGAGGATCGACAGGTGGGAATTATCAGGATTCATTTTCTGCTTGGGGATATTAAATATGGATAATCTAAATATATTTAAAGGATTTGAAAAACCTTTGTTAAAACAACCACAAGTACAACCAGCACAACCTATACAGCAAGTACAACCAACACAGCAAATACAGCAACCTAAAGAACAATATGACAGAGGTGCTATTGCTATTGCTCGTGCTATTCGTAAACAAGAATCTAATCACAACTATGAAATAGGCTTAAATGGTAACAAAGCAGGTGGTAGTGGAGAAATTGGTGCATATCAATTTATGCCTGAAACTTATCGTTCACTAGCAAAGAAATATCTAGGAGATGAAAATGCTCCTGCAACACCACAAAATCAAGACCAACTAGCATACAAACAGATAAAAGAGTGGAAAGATAAAGGTATGTCTCCTTCTCAAATTGCTGCTGCATGGAATGCTGGAGAAGGAAGTATTGCTGGAGATGCATGGAAAAATCGTGTTGGTGTAAATGAATATGGCGTACGATATGATACTCCAAGTTATGTAAATAATGTAATGAAAAACTTTGCAGAAATTGCAGAACAAGATAAACAAAGAAGTGTAGGGCAACAAACAGGTTCAACAGAACAGCAAATTGATCCATATATTGCATTAGAAAGACAACAAAGAATTGCACAAGGTCTTCCTATTTCTGTAAATGAAAACAGAGTAGATCCAACATTTGCTGGTAGCCTATTACGAGGTATTGCTTCTCTCCCTGTTCGTGCTGCTGCTGCTATAGGTGGTGGAGTAAAACGATTAGTAAATGGAAACATAGATGCAAATGATCCTACTCAAGGGGTTACTATTAAATCAAACTACTTCGGTGATATAAAAGATCCATTAACACAGACAACAGAAGACGTTAATAAACTTGTATCAAAATATAAACAAGGTGAAGTTGGTTTGCCTCGTGTTGCACTTGGAACACTAGCAAGTGCTGCTAAATTTCCTACTGAACTTGCTTTATCTACTCCACTTGGTGAAGGTGCAGGAGTAGTTGGTAAAGCAGCAGGTGCTCTGCCTACTGTATTAAAAGAAAGTGTAGGACAAACTGCAAAAGGAATTGGTGGAAAATTATTTGAAGAAGGAATAGGTAGTGTTGCAAAACAAGGTCTAAAATCTGCTGCAAGAGGAGGCACAATAGGTGCTGGACTTGATATTCAAAACCAACTTGCAAGTGGTGAAAAAATAAAACCAGGACAAGCGTTGCTTTCTGGTGCTCTTGGTGCTGGAATAGATGTTGGAGCAACTACTGGTCTCCCTTTACTAGGTCAAACTTTAAGTAAAGGCATAAAAGGTACAAAACTTGCTGGTAAACTTTCTGGTGTATTAAACACTACTGATGATGATATAACAAAAGCATATGAAAATGTTTCAAAAGAATACGAAAGAGCACTTCCATTTTCTCCAACAGAAAAAAGAAAAGAAGCAGAAAGACTAGCACGATCAGGAGAAAATATATTTACTACACTATCAAAACAAGGTATTCCACTTAAACAAAGTGCAGATGGAAAAATAGATCCTGTTGTATTAGATCATCTTGACGATGTTAATTCATTATTTGCAGACACAGCAAATAAAATATCTAAAGAAGAAAAAGGTTATTTTAACTTATCTGAAATATTAGACAATGCTTATAAAAATATTGATTCTTTTTGAAATCAGCAACTGCAAGACGGCAAGCAAAACAAAAATACAAAATGAAGTTTCTGATTTATTTAATGAAGGGATTGATTCATTAAAAATGAAAAAGGACAAACTTTAGTAAAAATAGATACTGCTGACAGACTACGACAAATCGGCAATTCATGGACTCCATTTAATAGTGCTGATCCTGAAAAAATAGGTCAAAGTACTGGCTATGCTTTAGCAGACGCAGTGAGAAAAAATATTGAAAAATATGCAACAATACCTAGTACACGACAGTTTTATAAAGAATGGGGACATATTTTGCACGCAAAAGAAAAGTTATCAAATCTTATTGGTACTGGTAAAACAATGAAAACTGTTGGTGGTTTATCAGGAGAAATTGCTCGTAAAGTGTTAACTGGTGGTGCAGGATTTCATACTGGTGGCTTTGGTGGCATGATACTATCACAATTAGGAGGAGATTATCTTGCTAAAGTTCTTAGTGATCCTGAAATCAGAACAATGGTAAATAAAACCATAATTGAAAATGCAGATAAAAAAATAAATCCAAATATTATATTACAAAAAATACAATCTGAAATTGATGATGTAGTAAGAACACGATCTGAAAGACCACAACTTCCAGCAGCAAAATACATGGAAGGTCAACCATATAAAGGGATAAACAGAGAACCTATTGTTGTAGGAGGTAATACCCCACCAAAAGACTATGAAGAAGCACAGCAGATAAAAAAAGGACTTCTTTCAAATGATTTCAAAGGTATGTTCAAAAACCAAAGAGGTTTTATAGAAAATTCTAAAAGTGCAGATAACCTATCAACTAAAATTCTAGAAGATTTAAAAGG